AGACACCGCAAAGGTATATGCGGAAGCCGCAAAAATGGCTGCTGACCAAAATATAGAATTGCGTACTAGAATAGATTATTTGGAAAAAAGAGTTGATGAATTATGCGATATTCTTAAGCTGAAAAACGATAGAATACTAGAATTAGAACAATTATCTCAACGTCAAGAAACTCGCATTAAAGAATTGGAGAATGAAGTTTCGATACTCAAGAATGGCAATGATCGTCCTTGACAAATTGATTATGTTGTGGTATAATAATTGTATGCAATTCGTTAGATGTTTTATATTTTATTAATTTATTTTTGAAACATCAGGGTAACGGGTTGGAAAGATATTCTTGGTTAGTGGGAAGTACGCGTTGCAAGTGATGTTTGCTAATAGATAGCGTAGCCTAATTGTCAGGTCATAATCCTCCTTTCATCAAGGTTGGTATGTTTTGTCCGTAAAACCGACAATAAGAATATCCAAAGTGCTAGAGTTCTTAATGGAGAGAATATTGTTTTGTAAACAATAAGAAGATTGTTCGAATCAATCCTTTAGCTTTATATCCAGTAATGGATAAAATTTTTATCAACTTTAAAAAATAACACTCCTAGTTGATGAGCGTAGAAAGGTTTTGAAATGATGTACACAAATGGTTTTGTTGCTAGTTTAAAAGTGGACGGTAAATTTTTAAGAGATAAAAATGGTATTGTTGAGTTACCATTTAATAGTGAATATTCTTTATATCTTAAAAATCTGGAAACTAGAAAAGCAATTGTAAAAGTTAGTATAGACGACAAAGATGTATTATCTGGAAATAGTCTTGTGATAAATTCTAATTCATATATTGATTTGGAAGGATTTTTGGTTGGTAATATTTGTAAAAATAAATTTAAATTTATTGAATTGACAAAGGAAATTGAAGATTATCGTGGATATAAACCAGAGGATTCGTTAATCAGAATTGAAGTGAGATATGAAAAATTGCGTCCCGTAACTCAAGAAATTGATTACTGTATTTCATATCCTTATTGGGGATGGCGGCAACCTATAAAATATGAAATTAAAACTCTAAGTTGTGGAAGTGTTGGTAATGTTCAATCTGTTAGTTGTACAAATAATAATGCACAAGTTTATAATTTAGATGCAAATAATGATGTTGGCATAACCGTAAAAGGAAGTGAAATTAATGCACAATTTTCTTCTGCTTATGTTAATGAATTAGAAGAAAATTCCCAAGTTATTATTTTAAAACTAAAAGGTTATAAAGATAATAATATAAAAGTTGAAAAATTAGTAACCACTAAAGATAAAATTGTGTGTGTTACTTGTGGTAATAAGAATAATTATGAATCAAATTACTGTAGTAAATGTGGTACATTCTTAGAAAAATAAATTAGGAGTTTTATTTTGGATTCGAAAATATTTGATGCTTGCTATGATGAATGGGTAAAAAATCAAGGTAAAAAGAATTTTTGGGGTAAATTAGCCGATCAATTCAATTATAAAAATGGCGAAGTATTGAGGGGCGCTTTTAAAAATGAGAGAAAAAAGAGGGGGAATTTTAAACTTAAAGAAGTTAAACCCTTTGATTATCCTAGAATTTTATGTTTTGATATAGAGACTACACCTATGGAAGTGTATACTTTTGGTTTATGGAATCAAAATATTTCTCCACAACAAATTATAGCGGATAGTTTTGTTTTATCATGGTCTGCTAAATTGTTAAATAGTGATGAAATTTATTCTGATGTTTTGACTTCAAAAGAAGCTAAGAATAAAGATGATTTACGTATTGTGAAAAGTATATGGAAATTATTGGATACGTGTGAAATTTTGATAGGTCAAAATATAAAAGAATTTGATTTGAAGAAATTAAATACGAGATTTTTATATTATAATTTACCTCCTGTTTCTCATTTTTTAATAGTTGATACTTTGCAAGTAGCCAAGAATGCCTTTTCGTTTCCGTCTAATTCACTAAAGTATATGAATAAGATGCTAGGAATAAAACAGAAAAAGGAAAACGAAGGATTTATGTTGTGGAGAAAATGCATGGAGGGCGACGAAGAATCTCTCAAGAAAATGGATGAATATTGCAGAGAAGACACTTGTGCTACGGAAGATTTATATTATAGAGTACGTCCATTTGTAAAGTCTCATCCTAATTTGTCTTTATATTTTGACACAGAAGAAAAAATGTGTCCAAAATGTGGTAGTGAAGATGTGATTATTTATAATAAATTTTATTATACACCAACTGGTAAATATGATACTTTTCGTTGTGCAAGTTGTGGGTCGGTATCTAGAAATAAAATTAATGATATAGATAAAGATAAAAGAAAAAATATGTTAGTTTGATGTTGTAAAAAATAAATTTATGTAAACAGTCTCATTTGAATAAAATGAGACTTTTATTAATTGTGGAGAGGTGATAGAATGGCTTTACTTACTAAGCGTAAAAATACAAAGTCTCATGTTAGCAAAACTGGTCAAGAAGTACAGGCTTGCTATTGTAGGAAATGTCAGGAAACAAAAACGCCTTTGCAATTTTATGACGCTACTGATTTTTTCTTGGATACAAATGGAATGATGTCAATTTGTAAACCTTGTATTAATGATATTTTTGGTAGAATTTATGAAAGTGAATTAGATTTTTATAAGGCTACTTTAAAAACTTGTAGGATTTTAAATATTAAATATGACGAAAGAGCGGTTGATGCGGCGGTTAATCATATGACAACGGTTGAATCAAAAGGAAAGTCTAAACCTCCTTTTTTTGGAATATATAAATCAAGAATTATGGCGGTAATGGACATAGCGATGTATGAACGCGATTCGCTTACGCTGGATATGACTTTCCATGAACCAACTGAGGCGATTCAATCTGAATTGAGCGAAGATGATTTGGGGAAGAATGATATTGATTATTTGCATACGTTTTGGGGAAATGGTATGAGTTTTGAGGACTATGACTTTCTGGAACGGGAGTTGAGCGAATGGAAGGCAACTAATCGTTCTGATACAAAGGCAGAAATATCTTTATTAAAAGAGTTGTGCCAAAAAGAACTAGAAATTAGAAAAAATCGCGAACTAGGAAAATCAACTGCTGCGTTAGTCAAAGAAAAACAGGATTTGATGAAAACATGTGCCGTCGATCCTCAAAAAGCTAACGCTGCCGGGGCCGGAAAATCGCAAGACACATTCTCAAGTTTCATCAAGATAATTGAAGAGAATGAACCTGCGGATATTTTTAATGACAAGGACTTGTTCAAAGATTATCAAAATATAGATTTTTATTTTAAAAAGTATGTGACTCGCCCGTTAAAAAACTATATCACTGGCAGTCGCGATTTTAATGTTGAAAAAGACGAAGAAGATGGTAAAGACGATGATTTCGATAATATTGTTGATGTGCTAGATGAGGTTGATAATGGATAAAAAAGGGAATGGTGATTAGATGCCTCCGGGATATAAAAGTTCTTTTAAAGAAGTACTAATTAACACAATTAATAAATCAAAATATCATTATGTTTCAGGCGAATATTTTAAAATAAAATCCAATAATTTAATTGTAAAAGATGACTTTAATTATTATTATAAAACGTCAATTGACGCAATTAGATTTAGCATAAACTATAATGGAAATCTTGAATATATTTCCAAGTCTAATCCATTTTCTATAAAAAATTTAAAAAACTGGATAAAATTACATAATAAAAATTTTAAATTTGTTGGGGGGGAATATAAACATGCGCATGAAAGAAATTTGCAATTAAAATGTCGCGTTTGTAATGAAAAATGGACAACTAATTGGGCTCATATTTCTGGAGGAGAAGGATGTCCTTATTGTAGCGGGAAAAAAGTGCGGGAAAAAAACAGTTTTGGAGGTGTGTGCCCAATGCTTTTAGAAGAATGGGACTATATAAATAACGTAGTAAATCCGTTTGAGGTAACTCCGCATTCCGGCAAAAGAATTTTTTGGATTTGTAAAAAATGCAATAATCATTGGGTCGCAACAATAAATAAGAGAAGTGGTGGCAACGGATGTCCTAAATGTTTCGCGTCTAAAGGAGAAAAATGCGTTGAAAATTTTTTAGACAAAAATAATGTTTGCTATATTAGAGAATATAGTTTTGAGGATTGTAAGTTTATAGCACCTCTTTATTTTGATTTTTATATTCTAAATAAAAATATATTAATTGAATTTCAAGGAATGCAGCATTATTTTCCGGTAGATTTTTGTGGATATGGAAAGATATACGCAAATAAAGAATTTGAAAAAAATAAATTAAGAGATAATATTAAAAAACAATATTGTACAAATAATAACATAAGATTATTAGAAATACCTTATTGGGAAATTAATAATGTTGATAGCATTCTTACTAAGGAGATATTAGAATATGCCAACGTCTCCTAGACCATATAAAAACCAACAATCTAAGAACGCGTCTTCTCAAAATGTATTTATAAAACCAAAAGAAATGACGCGTCATGATAAAATAGAAGGAGAACGCAAAGAACGTTTACGACGTTGGATAACTCTGTTTAGGAGAAATCCAAGCATTTTCATAAAAATGTACTTTGGTATTCACTTGCATCCATATCAGATTTTGATGATTTACATGCTTCAAAAATGCAATATTTCTTGGGTTGTATCGGCTAGAGCTACCGCAAAGACTTGGATAATTGCAGTTTGGGCGCTTACTTTGGCGGTATTATATCCGGGGATGCGTATTATTGTATGCGCGAAGACTCTTAAACAAGGCGGATTGCTTTTATCTGAAAAGATGGCTTCTTTAAAAGAGTTGCACCCTAATGTAAATCGCGAAATAAAATCAATGACTTATAACATAAATAATTTTGAATGTATTTTTCAGAATGGTAGCACTATTAAAGTGGTGGCAAGTAGTGATTCGAGCAGGGGAAATCGCGCAAATTTTATTTTAGTAGAAGAAGCAAGATTGGTTTCAAAGGAAATTTTGGACTCTATCATAAAACCATTTTTGGAAATTAGAAACCCTGCATATCGTAATAAGTTAGAGTACAGAGATAATCCAGAATTAAAAGAAGAAGCTAAAATTGCATTTATAACTTCTGCTTATTTTAAAAGCGAAAGTTGGTTTCAGGAATCTAAGGCCTGTATCAAAAGGGCCGCAAATTCGGACGAAACAGCGGGTTTTCTTGCTTTCGATTATTTAATTACGTTATTTCATAATATTAAGACTGAACAAATGTTGCGCAATGAAATGAGTGAAATGGATAGTACAAATGCAATGCATGAATATCTCAATATTCCAAGCGGGGCAAGTGGAAAAAGTTATTTTAAATCAACATTATTTAATAGAAATGTTAAGAAGGCATTTTATCCGCAAAGAGATGATACTTTCAATATCAAAAAAAATCCATATAGGATGGATAGATTAGAAGGAGAGATTCGATTTGTGTCTTGTGATATAGCAACTCGTCTTAATCGCGTAAACGATCTTAGTATAAGTAGTTGTATTCGCTGCATACCTTTATTAAACAGAGGATATAATCGTCAATTATTATATCAAGAATCTTTCAAAGGAGAAAATACTCTTGTTCAAGCCGAAAGAATTAAGGAATTATTTTATGATTTTGATGCTAATTTTGTTGTTCTAGACATGATGAACGCGGGTATTGGAGTCTATGACGCCTTGTCGCAGGTAACTCAATCAGAAAAAAGAGGGATAGACCTGCAACCTTTTACGGTGGTTGGAGGGGAGTATAATTTCGTAGATGAAAAAGTAAGATCAGAATTACAACAAAGAACGTTGGGAGTAGGGGCGTTGCCAGTTATATTTCCTATTTCGGCGACACAGGTATTAAATAATCAAATAAGCGTAGCATTTCGTAGTTCATTACAAAAAAAATTATGGAATTTTTTAATTGATGATACAGAAGCAGAGGAATATTTATTAAAATCAAATAAAGAAATAATTAGTAATTCTAGCGATTCTGAAATATTTGCATTTTTTATGGGGCCTTACATTCAAACAAGTTTATTTATAAATGAATGTTTAAATTTGGACATGGTACTTAATAACGGCCTCATAAAATTAACAGAAAAATCAGGAGCATATAAAGATCGCTACTCCTCAGTCAGTTACGCAAACTGGATTATCTCACATTTTGATAAAGACTTATTACAAGATCAAGACAATTCAGACGATTTCACAGAACTTATGAAAATGGTACAAGTAGCA